TCCACCAGATCCACCTCCTCCAGCGGCACCAGCATAGCTCCCGCCAGTTCCACCAGTTGCTGTTAAAAGACTTGTACCAAAAGTAGTAGATCCTCCTGTGCCTCCCCCGCCTGCTCCTGGGTAACCACCGCCGCCGCCACCGCCGCCACCACCAACCATTTTCACATATAGCAATTTAGCGCCGGTAGGGGTTGTATAGTTTCCAGAGCTACTTGTATAAACTGTTACATTGGGTGCTGCTGATACTGCTAAAGTTCCTGTAACATTAGGTAATGTGAGGGTGTTTGTGCCAGCTACAGCATTAGCAACAAGCGTAATAACGCCCGAAGTACTTCCAAGTAAATTTATAACACCCGTTGTGGATGATATATTTACACCACTTGACCCATCAATAATTACCGGCATGGCAAATCCTTAAACTGGAACCCAAGATTGAGTAGCTTCATCCCAAACATATGGGCCGCCTTCGGATGGATAAGGAACAGGTGCTTCCCAAAGCCATGTAGAGGTATCTAGAATCCATGATGGATAAGGCTGAGGCGCATAGAACACATCATCTGGAATATTGTATGTATATCCGATACCAGCGTAGTTACCACGCACCGCTACACCGCCATCAGGAGTGCCGGGTTCTGCTGGAGGAGATGGTGCGTAATGCACATTTCCATAAGTGTTGTATGAGGTCTGAACCCAGAATCCGGGCTGTGTATTCACGAACGCTTGGTCTGCAGAAATAACTTCTGTTACCAGCATTGCTGAAGAGTTTGCGGTTTGTTCGCATTTTGCAAAATAAGTCATGTTTGTTTCCTTTAAAAAGTTATGCGCTTCTAACTAAAGCTGCTTGAAACCAAGTTGTTGCGCTACTTGCATCTGTGTTAACTGCGCCGCCATTGGCTTGATAAATAAATAATTCAAAATAATCTGTTGTACCGTTAGCATAAACTAAACCACTAACTGCAGAGCCATAGCTAGCACTTGTGTTTAATAGAGGACCCCTCACAAAAACACTATTATTTTTATAAATTGCCAATACTTGTATTCCAGCGATAGCTACAGCAAATTGAACAGCACCGTTAATTTGATAATATCCAGCTACAGTTGGGGTAAATGTGCTAGACGCAAAGTTATTGTTGGTATCCCATAATTCAGTTTGAAATAATGCTTTTGTAAAAGTTGCGTTAGGTATAGACTGCAATGTACTTTGATAAGCACTAAAAGTAGGGGCCGCATTGGCTCCTTGAATAATACCGCCAGTAGCTGTAATTGATCCAGCAACCGTAACATTATTAGCAAAAGTTGCCGCTTGTATATTACTTAGTGTTAACGCAACCGTATTGGCTCCTCCAGTCGTAAAGACTAGATTACCTGTTGTATCGGCTGTATAAATTAACGCTGTAGTAGTTGTGTTTCCTGAGCTAATTGTAGACATTAGATAACCACCCATCTTTGACCGCTAGATACTGTAACTGATACACCGTTTGCTGTAGTTATTGGGCCTACTGAAAATCCATTAGTACCAGTAGCAATTGTATAGTTTGCAGAAGCCGTTGTTTGGTTAATATGAATAGCTTGTCCCGAACCGCCTAAGATTGTAGCTTCAGACGGCAGCGTAACAAATACGTCCTTAGTTCCAGCGCTAAAAGTGACAACAGCATTAGCATTGCTAGAAGAAAATATAGTCGTTCTAGATAAAGAGCTATTAGCAGAATAGTACGTGCCAATACCTACTTCCCACTCTGAAGTCGTTTGACCAGCAATGGTATAGTAAGTTGCGTTGCCATCTCCAATAACTGCAAAAGACTGATAGCCAGTCGCAGCATTTCCAAGGACAACAGTGCCAGTACCAGTTGTAGTGGTATTGACCTTTACACGATCAGCAAGAATAAGAGCCACGTCAGGCTCCTATTAAGCTATACGGATAATAGCGTTTGTTGAATCGGCAGTTGGGAAAATAATTGTAAAAGTACCATTGGTAGCAGTTTTATCCGCACCAAAAGCCAATGACGCAACCGCAGTATTTGCAGTGCTGTTATAGATCAAAGCGCCGTTAGCAGTAATGTTTGCATTTGTCCATGAGCTATTTGCAAAAGACATAAATGCTACGTTACCTGTACTAGTTGGGCTTGTACTAATTGTCAATGTATTTCCACCAGCAGTGTAGTTTGATCCAGAGCTAGACACTTCGTTCAGCGTTGTATAAGCGGCTGTTGCATTGCTTAATGTTGCTGCACTTGTGTATAGCGCTACCTTGTAAACTGCTGTTGCGCCTGATGTTAAGTTTTGTTGACCGGCAAGGATTTGCACCTTGAACGAGTCGCACATTGCTTGGGTAATTGCCATTTGTAACTCCTAAAAATTAAGTAACTTGAACACGAGCTTGACCATTACGATAAGCATCTTGGCGCTCAAGCCCATCTCCAAGACGTTTTAATTGGGCTAATGCTTCGCCGTATTTGCTATTATACGTGGCTAACATGTCTTGTTCACCCTTCATATAGGTGTAAGCTTCAACTAAAGTACCATAAAGCAATGCGGGACTGTAGTTATCGCCAAGCCATGATGAGCCAGCAGTCACGATTGACTCTGGATAATAGAAATAATGTAACTCTGCGCCATAAGCAGCGTTTGGTGTTGGGCCAAGAATAAAGGTTAATTCATTGGGGTCGTTTAGTCTAGAGCCAAACAACGCATAATATCGGGGTAAACCCGTAGCTGTTGGATCTGGATACGCTTGACGGATAAAGTTAACGTCTTTGTTTAGCAAGTACTCATAAGAGCCATCCGCCTGAATAACCGCCAATGAATATGTAGATAGATAGTCATTAGGGCAAGCTAGATACTTACTTGTAGCAGAGCAGTTACCAGTAACGTTTTTACGCAAAGAGGGAATCTGAACGGTATTGTATATCCGCTCTTCAGCCTGCTCAATAAAGGTGTTAATCTGAGTGGTTACATTAACCGTACTCGTATTACCACCAGACAGCTCTACAAACGTATCAGGAAATATATTCTCTGTATACGCCTGTACTTGCTGAAAAAGTTCTGCGTAATTCATTAACCCATTGGTCCTCTAGATTTGATGCCTTTAGTTGCAGCACCATAACCACGCATAGTAATTCCATCGGTCTTAACATCGTCACGATCTGGATCACCTAAGCTAACACGAGCTGCTGGTTTACCTGGTTTAAAGTCACCCGCTACTTGGCGAGTTGGATCAGGCTTACGGCTAACAGATAGCATCGCATCTTTTGCACTTAATGCAGTGCCTTTCATAGTATGTGGCTGAGCATAGACATCAGCAGAGCCTACCTCTTTACCCATAACTTTTTTAGAAAATTTAGCCATGATTATCCCTGATTATTAGCACGAGCCATATTACGGCCAACAGCTTTCATTGCTGCGCCAGTAACGGTAGATGCACCTTTTTTGCCTTTGCCAGTTTGAATGGCTAAGGTTGGACCTGTATCGCCAAGATTTTTACCTTTGGTTTTGCCAGTTTTTGTTACGCCGTCTGCTGCTTTTCTGAATGTCATAATGACTCCTAAGTTGTACTAACCGATACTGTACCAAGTTGTGTGTTACCTATCAAGTCATTTGGCGTTAAAGCATTGTCAAACAACCTTGCTCCGCCAACAGGGTTCCAGCCCCATTGAAAGATCCTACTGCCCATATCTGGGTTTCCTAGCCCGTCTGGACCAGTTCCACCATTAATATCAATCTGCAAACCATTGGTACCAGACTGCCGATAACTTACATCAGGACGTGGATCCCGAACCGCTTGCGGGTCGTTCACCGGATACATACCCAATTGTAACTGAGGTTGATCGGGGTTCCAACATGATTGACAAACTTTAATCTTGAACGGCTTGGTCTTTACAACCTCTGTTCTAAGATCCGAAAGCTTGTATCTAAAACCACATCGGTCACATTCCGCAATTGCGTACTTACCTGATGCAAATTGATTAGGCATATCTTACCTTGCGTAGAACATATTCCGAGGTACAAAACGGATTGGAGCTTTCTCTCTATCCTCCTCAGCCGCCAACCTAAATTGCTCCTCATAATCCATCTTTAACATTGGAATACGGTTCATATCTACATCAGGAAGCTTGGTGGATAGCTGATAAGCAAGTCCAGCAACCATGCAAGGAATAAAGCGAAATGGGATATCTTGTACATATATGCCAGATCCAGCATCTTGAATGCGGCGTAAGCGGTAATACACGAATGTATATTGGCTGCCAGGCGAGTTAGGCGTAGGCCATACATTAATGCAAGGCAGGTTCTGTACGGTAACTGTGGCGCTAGCGGTATGAGCTGCCGCAGTAGTTCCGTTTTGACCACGGGCGCAGTTAATTAACTGGTTTCCGTTGATATTTGGGTAACTAATTGTCTCGTTATCAATC